ATCGATACCTTGCTGTGCTTGAGCGTCTTGAGCCGCTTCAAACGTCCATCTAGCAGAAAGTTTTCTAGATTTCGCTTCAACCGGTTGTTTCAAGATCTGGATTGATAATCTCTTACCAGCAGTTCCCTCTAAAGAAGCAGTTGATGCACCTTTTGGAGTTGTATTGTTCTGGTTACCAGAATATGCTTTCGCAATTTTGAATGGAGATAATGCTTCTTCACCAGCAGTTGTGTTCGAACTTACTGTGTCTGCATATCTTATTCTTAGTGTGTGGATCTGTCCAACCGGACCAGTCATTGGTTGTACACCAACGATCTCGTTCGCTATAACAGTAGGCATAACCCTACGTATTACTGGAAGGATCACTCTGTTTAACGTAGCAACGTTACCAGCAGATGTGGCACCAGCAGTTGCCTGCTCAGCCAAGTATCTTTTCGTGTTTTCTAACACGACATCCATTGTTTTTTTCTTGTTGCCTGCTAAACCTTCAGTTAGGGCCTGTTTAGTTTCGCCCCATTTAGATTCAAATATATCTGACATTTGATCTTTTCCCCTTGTTTAGTTGTTATATACCCGCTAATTTACGGATATTTGTTATATCAGCATCTTCCCTTTGTGCTCTGTCACCTTTTGCTTCTGTCATTACTTGTTTGGCAGTCTCAATAGGTTTATCAGCCATCACGTGTGGTAGATACTTGTCGAATGAAGCCTGTAACTTCTCTGTTTGAACTGATTCTAACAGTTGGTTCATCACTTCACCCTTTTCTTTGCCCAATGGTTTGAGCATTTCGGCCATCTTTTCCTTACGTTCCATCAAGTCTGCCTGTCTTTTGGACTCGGCTTGTATTGACTCAATCACCGCTTGTTTATCTTCGACGGCCTTCGTAGCATCTGCAAGTTTTAGAGTTGTTTCATCAACAACTTTCATCAACTTAGAAGTCTCAGATTTCTCATTTAAGTAAGAATTCTGGTACTCAGAAGCAAATGCTTCGAATATTTTCTTGCCGAAGTTTACAGTTCTAGCCGCTGTAATGTCTTCTTTCAACGTGCTGATTTCTTCAGCAAGTTTTTTGTTTACAGCAGTTTCTACTACTTCAGCAGATTTTTTAATGAAAGCCTCTTTCATCTTAGCCATTTGTTTTTTGGCTTCGGCTACTAGTTTGACTTTCGTTTCCACAACGCCTTTTTTGTCTTCATGGAACTCTTTGATTTCTTTTGCAAGAGCGTTTACTACGAACTCTTCCATTTTCTTGAAGTTTTCATGAACACCTTTTCGGTCGCCGTGTAGTTCTTTTAACTCTTCTGTCAATTTGCTAAGAACAAATTCTTGTAATTTGGCAGAGTGAGCGCCTACGTTTTCTTTGTAGGATATTTTTTCTTGTGCAAGTGCTTTTCTGTCTTCTATGAATTTAGAAATTTCTTCGCTTAACTTCTCGCTCATCATCTTGTCGATGGCTTCGATCATGTTTGCTTTGTCATGCTCGTATCTTTTTGCGAATTCTTCTCTTAATTCAGCACCTACTACTTCTTTGTTTTCCTTGATTTTTGAATCCCAAGCCTCTTGGATGCTCTTTTGTACATCTTCTGATATTGCTCCTGATTCAACAAGTTTTGATATTGCGTCTATCATTTTATTTTAGGTCCTTTATTATGTTTGTTAGTGCCTCTTTGAGGTATTTTTGTGCCTTTGCGTCATTTCTAACTTCAGCGGCCAGTCCCTTTGCCATATTTCCACCTCTTGTGTTCAAAAGATGTTCGTATATTGGTGTTGGGTAGGCACCTGGTGCCGAAGGTTGGGCCACAACATCAACTGTGATGATCTCAAAGTCTGAAACTTCGCCGCTTCCATACTCGGAAATATTTCCGCTACCTCTGGAACTGACGCCTAGTTTCACACCTGATTCCAACATAGTTTTGACAAGTTGACCCATCGGTGTTGGTAAAATTTTCATTTTACCGTATCCATTTGGTCCGTCCATCCACATTTCAGTAATCATGTGAGACACACGGTCCAAATTAATTTTTAAATCATCGGGGTGATCTACTTCACCTAACACAGAGTAGCCTGATGTAATCTGGTCATTCAGTGTTTTTGTTGCTTTCGCAATTTCCTGCACTGGATAAACTCTCTGATTAGCATTTTTGATCCCACCTTGAATGCAGATACCTTTTAAGTACATGTCTTTGCCTTGCTCGCCCTCGTGCAATATCTGTACTCTGGCCTGATCAAACGTTAGGTTCTCTCTTAGATAAAGTGATGACATCCTATGATCTCCTTTTTTTCAGCAATGTCTAGCAATTACTTGCCAGAGATTGGTGATTTTGCAGATTTTTCAGAACCGTCAGCAGTTTGAGGTTTAACTTCTTTTTTCATTGAAGTGCCCTTGTCTTTGCCTGGCGTGTTCTCGAAATCACTCATTTTCTGAGCAGTTGGTGCTGGTCTTCCTTTGTCCTCAGCGCCACCACCTGTTTTAATTGGTGTTCCGCCTTGTTTTGCACCGCCTGTTTTTACTGGAGATGATTTGCTGTCTGCGTGGTCGGCGTTGTCTGCACTCTTCTGGATTTTGTATTCATCCATTTTTTTCTTGTCTTTGTGCATCGCTTCTTTCTTCATGTCTTTTTTGTCAGACATTTTGCCTTCCATTTCAACTTCTGGAGTTAACTCTGGTGCAACTTCTGGTGCAATAGACTCATCTTCTTTTTCTTCGTCGTCACCGTCTTTTTTGCCCATCATTGCTTCGAATTCTGCTTTTAATTCATCTAAAGCGTCTTCTAAGTCAACTACTCTGTCTTCCATATCTTCATCACCTTTGTCGGCATCCATATCCATATCTTTGTCCATGTCTTTCTCCATGTCCATGTCCATTTCTTTAGCGCCTTCTTGATCTGCTGAGATATCTTTAACCAATTCGTCAGTTGCGTCGCCGCCTACTTCTTCAATTGATTCTTCTTCTGTAGTTTCTGATTCAGTTGCTTCGTCTTCTATCTCTACAACTTCGTCGACTTTTTCGTCTTCTTTAGACTCTTCTGAAGTTTCTTTTACTTCTTCATCCTTAGACTCTTCAGTAGTTTCTTCTACTTTCTCTTCAGATGCTTCAGTTTCTGTAACTTCATCTTCTTTTTTCATTTTTTTGTCATGCATCGCTTCAGCAGTAACTTCCTCGTCTGCTAATCCTTCGTAGATGTCTCTTGACTTTTCTACAACGATTTCATGAAATAAAGCCTCTGCTTTATCGTTTTCTTCATTTATTAGTAATTCTAATAATGATTCAAATTTATTGGTTGTCATTTGCACGTGTCTCCTTGTTTTGGCAAGTTGTTTACTTATAAGTGTTTGTATTTACTGTAAAGGTGCAAAAACGGTGCTAAAAGGTGGTTTAAATTGGTGTTTTTTTCAGGTTTTTTGCTGTAATTTGAATTTTTCTAGGAATTCTGGAGTTTCCATATGGATCATCGACTTCCATTCAAGGTCCTTTGGCCTGAACCATCCCTTTGGTATCACTCTTGTGAGTCTGGTGTCCTTGTAATCTATGAGACATTTCTTGGTTTGGTTCATCCAATTGCCGTAAAAAGTGGCGTCATCCTTGCCTTTCTTGTAGTTTCTGGTGTCTTTGAATATGTTGTTGAACTTTGTCCGGTGTTCTTGCTTGTGACCCTGGTAGTCAAAACCAAGTATGTACACCTCTTTGAAGCCATGATCAAGGGCAAGACGCAGAGCCGTTGGTCCTGAACTCCAACCCAGGCTTGGTTTGCTCCATGTCACGTGGTTAAGGATACGTTCGCTGTTTTTGTATTGGTGTGCATTGTAGTTGGAATACACTTTGTTTTTTTCCATGTAGTCTGTTTCTGCTATTTCAAGCATCATTTTAGGATCAACAGCAACCAACCAATCGGGTCTGTCTGTTCTGTACACGCCATTGCAGGCATAAACTTTGCCGTGTTGCTTGAGATCACCTATACTGATCCCTTTTCTAGATTCGCCATTTCCTAGTACGAATGCTATGTCCGCCATTTTTATACTGCTAAATCGTCTGTCTGTGCAGGTTGTCCATACATCTTCTGCGTGAACACTGCCTCTTCCTTTTGCTGAGCATCGTGGGCCTCGGATGCTAGTCTCATTTTGTTGATATCGCCAAGAGTGAGTCTTGTTTTCCTTGTGTCTTCCGAATCCAACACCGAAATGTCCTGGTCAGCGTTGTAGGTTTTGTCCTGTTCAAAACCGTCTTGCGTGTATGTGAAGAATTCCATTAGTTTCATAATCGTATTTAACCTTACGTAGGCGTTCCTCCGCCTGTGCCACCCGGTATAGCACCACCGCCACCTGGCGTTTGGCCTGGTCCTCCACCACCTGTTGTGTCTGGACTTGGTGCTTCTGGTTCCGCAGTTGGTTCTTCAAACTGGTCTAGGTCGCCTGCTATTCCCGATTGAGTTACTCCACCGGATCTAAGTTCATTGTTTTTGGTCTGTTTCTTCTGAGGCACGTTGTTCTCTTCTGCCCATAGTTCGGCATTTCTTGCCATTTCCTCTTCAGTAAGTCCAAGATATCTTTTCAACGCAAATCTTTTACTCATATAAGGCAATTCTGCCACTGCTGTAAATGTGTTCACTCTGCTTTGGTCCATTTCTGTCTGTCTATACTGTGCAAAGTTCTGCGGTGGATTTAATTTTATTTCAAACATACTGTTGTCGATGTTATATCCTTTTTTGGCTATCCATAATTTGAATTCATCGTCGAAAGTCGATGCCAACATTGATTGTAATCTTGCACAATATTTGTTGAATCTTAATTCTTGGATGTACGCAGTACCTACTCTGCCGTCATTGTACTGTTGTCCACCATCTTCCGCACCAGTTGGCAAGTAAGAACTTGGAATTCTCAAACCTCTGAACAGTTTATTGGTGAAGAATCTAAGGTCATCTATCTCTCCAAGATTGGTTCCGCCCGGCAGTGTGTCAACTTTAGATCCTCTTCCTTCTGCTGTCTGCGGAAAGAAGTAGTCTTCATTGATACTCATAGGATTGTAAGTTGCGTCAATGTAGTTTGCACCACCCGATGCACTTGGAATTCTTCTTTGATTGATTTCGTTTTTAACTCTCTCAACGAATTGCATAGCCAAGTGTGTTGGCATGTTACCCACGTCAATATAAAATACTCTTCTTTCAGGTGCTCTCTGTACCCTGTAAATTATGATTGCGTCTTCTAATAATTCTTTTTGTTTGTAAACTTTGAAAATTTGTTCTAATACTGATTGTCCAAATGGGAATAAGTTATCCAAACCATCTGACATTGACATATGCACCACGTGTTCTGCGTTTATGTTGTACGCATTCATTGTTTTGTAGAAACGTCCGCCTGTTGCCTGTGCAAATCCTGACATGTTATTTGTAGCACCTGCGTTTGCATAACTCGAACCATATGCGGCTGTGCCACCACCTGTTGTTCCACCACCACCGTATGTTTGATTTGGTGTGATCTGTGTTGCTGATAATCTTTGTAGGTTTGGATTGATGTCTCTGATCACATACTGCTCGGGCTTCTTGCCTTCAGATTCATTTACAACGATCCTGTCAACTTTTGCGTTGTCGATGTACAACCATTTTAGTGTTTCCGGATCTCTCACAAAGAAGCAGTCTCCGTATTTTAGTGCGTTCCTGAATATCCTGAAAATTCTTTTGCCGAACTTGTTTGATTTTGTCCATTGCTGAAGTGCTTTTTTCAAAAGTTTCACTTCACCCTCAGTTGTCTCGTCCTTGAACACAAGATCAAATGGTGTTTCGT